TGACAGGATCATTTGAGATCGCCATGTTTTTCCATTTAGCTTCGTGTCCTTTGACCATCGCGGGAGTCACAAAGAAAGGCTGCTTCGGCGTCAAACCAGTTACTTCTACGGCTACGCTTCTCGAATAGTTATACAGCCGTTGTGCGTCCTTTGCTTTCCGCACTAAACCTCTGCTGATGAACTCTCCGTTAATATTTGATGTCTTGCCCAGAACCGGAACTATAGGAATAAACCGTCCAACGCACTCAACCTGTTCTAGTATTTCAGTGCCAGTAATCTTAAAACGCTCTAACTTTCGCATTTGAACTTTACGAGTCTTGCCCAGGGTTATGCCCATTTGGTTCAATTCGTCTTTAACGGGATCAATTTCTTCTTGATCTACAACGCGCCCGTCTGACAATTGCACCAGCGTTCTTTCTTCGTTCTCAATGCGGTAGTAATCAGCAACCCGCACAGACTCTTCGTTTACCCAGCTTGCAAAGTTTCCCGTACTGCTAAAATCGCTCTCAACGCCAGCCTCTGCATTTGGGTAGAGCCTTTCAAACTCCGCTCTTTCCATGTCCTCAAACATGAATCCGTACCGCGCCTCTTGGATGTGCTGCGCTTGAATGATGGGGTCAATCAGAACGCTAAACGGGTTCTTTATTTCACGGATCTGAACGTCTTGATCCAGAGAAACGTCAGAGACGTAATCGTGATCAACTAGGACACAGCCCCATCCACTTTTTACAGCAAACTTAAAAGCTGTCTTAAATGCTTGAATGCCGCGCTGATCAATTTGGCGAATCAAGCCCTGGTAGACCTCCGCAGTCGCTTCATCTCCCTCCTCTGCGGCCATGATCTTGATCGACGGCATTGAGGCAATCTGCCCACCAACTACGCGATCAACCGCCGCAGACAGCTTGTCAAACGTCAGGCATGGACGATTATGTCGAGCTTCGCGTGTGCTTTCTTCCCACTGACCATCAGGATCATCCACGAACTTGATGTCATCAATGGCAGCTTCGTAAATATCGCTCCATGAATCAGAGGCAGTTTCAAAACGGTCAAGGGCTTCAGTAATGATGTCAGCTTTTTGTTTTTTACTTTTTTCTTTCATTACCACTCGCTCGCAAATTCTATGTTGGGACTTGATACATCGTCCTCGTAACCTTGTGCAAACATCCTGAAAGCATCGCTCCCATTTGATGCCCAGTTGTGCAGCGGGACTTTCCGAAACGTCTGATAGGAGTCATCATATTGGTACTGGTAGTTAGCTAAACTCTCTAATCCGTCAGCGCAGTTTTCTGCGTGAAACCAGCAACGCTTGAACACATCTCTGACCATCGCAATGCCGTCCTCAACACTACTAATCCGTGGCACAGTTGTAATGGGATCAACGCCCATGCCTTCGAGGATTTCTCTTCTGCTTCTGTTGTTTGAACCTAGCGTCTTAACCTCAACATCGTGAGGCAAGAAGTGCGTACCGTAGAGATAACCTTTGTCCTTCAAGACCTTCGCGTAATGGTCTAGGTCAACAAGACGGTGTTCGTAATAGTCGACAAACCTATGTTCTTTACCAATATTTTGGTGGAACCAAATTGCTGAACTGTCCGACCTTCCGAGATCCCAAAAAGTATTTACAGGTACAGACTCCACTGGCATCCAGCACACTCTGCCCTCTGCTCTAGCGTCCTTGAGTTGCTTCTGGTAGATCGAGCCGTCTGAGAACTGTTTAAGTTCACCTTCGTAGACATGCAGATATTCTTCTTCATTGCTGTCTTTTAGGTTCTGCATCTCTTCAGGCAAAGTTGTCTGATCAAAGTATGGGTTGTCCCTATAGCTAACCTTCTTCACCATCGCATTCTCTGGAGGATGCTCTACAAACCGCTGATAAGCTGGGTCAGACTTCAACTCAGGGTTGAAGCTAATCCATATTTCTGAATTTGGCTTTCTGATGCTTGGTATCAAGGTTCGCCAAGAGTTCTCACTGACGCGATTGCCCTCCTCGATCCAGCAATAATCAACGCCTTCAATGGACTTTACTGATTCTATATTCTGATGCAGCCCAGAAAATATGATCTGGGTGCCGTTGATGCCTCTGATTTCGTTGTTTGTCACCTCGTAGAAATGACTCAAACCTAATGCTTTGATCCTGCTGGCTAGAAGACTGTGAACAGAGTCTTTGATTGATCGTTGGATCTCTCTGGCGCAAAGGATGCGCTTTGGCTCGTTCCCTGCTCCCAGAAGTAATAACGCTGATGCAAACTGTACTGACTTCCCTGCGCCACGGCCCCCCCAGTAAACTTTGTATCGGTGCGGTTCAAACAGTTCTTTGAACGCAGTTGGAATACTAATCGTCGGGTTCGTCGCTGAATCTAATTTCATAGGCTGCTATGGCAATGGGATTGTCTTCGTCGCCGGTATGCTCAACGCTTTTTAGGCTAGGTAAATACTTATCGACTAACTTCAGACGGCTATCAATCGCTGCTCTGATGCGTTGCACTTGAGTGCTGTCGAGTTCTTCGTCCAGCTGCTCAAGTTTCTGAATGCTATCAACGACATGCTGAACATGACCCTGGCCGCTAAGTTGTTCTCTTAGCGAGTCTTGGCGTATCTTTTTGTTTTGCTGCGCTCGCGTCATTGCCATCTTCAAGTACCTTGATAGTCTCTACTGCCACCTGTAACTGACCGCCCAGAATCACGTTTTGATTGAGCGCGTCATTTCTTTGCTGCTCTAAGATATTAATGCGCCCTTTGAACTCTTCCAATTCGCTCATCAATAAAACCTTCGCTCGCCAGGGTTTGTGATCTGTACTTTTACAAACTGCGTGTCTTTTTTAGCGTTAGCGTAAGTGGCGACTACCTTGATCGCTCCATCACCAGAGGTTAATGAACTAGCATAGAACGAGGCCACGTTGCTGCTGACCGTAGGACTAGTAACAGTTAATCCATGAATTCCTTTGCTCTCAGCGGTTACAGCGGAGACTGACGTACTCTGATCGCTGGCAGCATTGCTAAAATCAACTTTGTATAGCATGTCAGTTTGAACCGACTGACTATAACTGCGGTTTTCTGAATTGTTGCGGTTTGGATTTACTAGGATTCGTCTGCTCATGCTGCCCTCATCTGTCTCGACCCGACCCCCACAGAACGGAGTAAGAGGAAATCACGGGGGGTCAGGTCTTGCATCTTTAGTATTGTCGGCCTTATTTTTACGCGCTACAAGTTTTTCTTCGTGCAATTAAATCAGCCATTTATCTACACTAAGTTTTGATAGGTAACATTCTTAGTCATCCAACAGCGCGACAACCATGTCGAAAGCTGCTGTCTTTAGCTCTCTTACCTTGGTAACACTTACACCAACGGCTTTGGCTGTTCGCTTGAGGCTTCCGGTTTGGTAGTAAGCTTTTAGGACTGCTGGGTATTGCGGCTTCACTCTGCCAATCTTGCTAACTATGCCGTCAATCAACAGCAAATCTGTATTGATGTAGGATTTCGGAGGGCTTCGCGTTTCTTTAGCTGTTACATACTGCTTCTTCCAGCTTGTCTTACCTCCAACCGCTAACGCATAGTTCCCGTCAAGAATTGAAGTCGGATACGGGTTGGAGCTTTCTTTGCTTAGTTCCCGCGCCCACAACTCAAGTAGCTGGTCAGCCCTTTCAAGTGTACTCAAGCGCAATCATCCTTTGCTGTAAGCGAGTTGCGCGGTTGGGGGTCTGCCCAGCCCAGCGGCTGTCCATCATTTCAACTCCAGCCTCCACCCACTCTCTTCGCTCTATTGCTGAGTTCATGTTCTTAAATTTTGACAACCCCCTTTGCCCTAATTGAAAGGCCATGTTAATCAGAATGTGTTGAAGGTCTTTCGGTAGCTCTTCCCAAGTGCTGTAGATATTCATGCAACCGCTAATGGCTTTTTGCACATCTTCTTGGAACAGCACATAACAACGATGCTCAGTTATGTACTGATCATCAGGGACTGTCTCCCAGTTAATGCCAAATATCTTTAGGTCTTTCTCTGGGTCAGTGTCTAGTATTTTGTGACCGATTCCGATTGTTGCGTGTAGCTCACTACAAAGATAAGCGTGAAGCACTTTGCCCTCATCGGCTGATATCTCTTCATAAAGTTCTTTAACGTCAACAGTCATTAATCAAATTACCTATCATCTCTGGAATTTGTGGAACTACTGCATTTCCTAATTGTTTAAGTCTGTCCACCCTGCCGGAAATCCCATTAGCCACTCGACCCACTGCGGGTTCAGAGAGCCAGTTGCTTGGTTCGCTACGTTGACCGCATCCGGCAGAGAGTTGGTTTCGTTGCGCCCTGCCTCTCTCAGCGTTTCTAACTTCCTGCCGCCTTTGTACATGCTGCGAGTCGGTGTGGGCCACATTCTCCCTTCTGCGACTTCCGTTTTTGCCACAACCTCTTCTAAAGTTAGCGTTGGCGATAATCCAGACTCTGTCCCTGCGGTGGAAGGCACCGACTGCACAAGCTGGAATAACAAACGTCTGGACGGCGTAGTCTTCACCTTCCAAGTCAGCCAGCACGTTGTCGATGCCCATTGAGATGTGTCCAGCAACATTTTCTGCAATGACCCAAGTTGGCCTGATCTCTTTGACAAGCCTGAAATACTCTTTCCAGAGAGCGCGGTCATCTGCCTCGCCTTGTCGCTTCCCGGCAGTGCTAAATGGCTGGCAGGGATAGCCCCCGCAAATAAGTCCAATGTCTGTGATTCCATCTTTGTCCAACTGCTCTTTGGTAAGTGTCCTTACATCCTCGTACTGCGGTACATCAGGCCAATGCTTTTTTAAAACTTGACGGCATTTTTTGTCGTACTCACAAAAGGCAACTGTTTCCATTCCCGCTCTTTGAAGGCCAAGGGAAAACCCTCCGATTCCGCTAAACAGATCAAGGACTCTCACTTACTGTGCTTGTGACTTGCGCCGTAGTAGAAAGAAATTA